TGGTACTGTTGCTAAGCCTGGCATGGTAAGCGCTGGCGCTGCTGTTGTTCCTGATGCCACCACAATTAAGCAAGCCTTGTCTGTGGCGACACCTGAATTGCAACAAGCAATTTCTGCCATTCCTGTTGACAAAGTAAACATTCCAACTTTGCAACGGCATATTGAGGCTGACACTTTGCCTGTGCCTGTTCGATTGACAGAAGGCCAAGCGACTGGCGATGTGGTCAAGTTGTCCAACGAGCAAAACAAGCGTGGTAAAGACCCTGTGTTGGCTCAACGATTCAACGAACAAAATGGTCAGTTGGTTGAGAATCTTGGTTTGATTCGTGACAAAGCCGCCCCTGATGTTTATGGCACTAAAAAGATTGAAAACAGCCAAGGCATCATTGATGCATACAAAGAGTTGGACAACAATCTAAACACGGGAATTAATGCAGACTACAAAGCCTTGCGTGATGCGGCTGGTGGTCAATTCCCTGTTGATGCACCCAAGTTACTTCAAAATGTACAGACAAAACTTAAAAAAGAATTGTTGTCTAACGAAGCGCCAGCGGGTCAGTTTAGTGAATTGAAACGATTGGCTGAAAACAATTCCATGACCTTTGAGGACTATTTGTCTTTGAGGCGAAACCTTGGTGATATTGCTAGAACAAGCCAAGATGGAAGTGTTCGCAAAGCCGCAGGGTACATGATTGAAGAATTGGAAAAGTTGCCACTTCAAAAAGAAGCCGCTGCGCTAAAACCTTTGGCTGACAAAGCCCGAGCATCTGCAAGAGCAAGATTCCAAATGCTTGAAAAAGACCCCGCCATGAAAGCGGCTGTGGATGATGCTGTTCCCGCTGACAAGTTTATTGACAAGTTTGTGGTCAATGGTGTGAACAAAAACATCAACACAATGGTTGAGAATTTGGGCAGAGATTCACCCGCCCATCAGCACATGGCTGCGGGAACTGTCAACTGGCTTACAGACAAAGCGGGAATTGTTGATGGCAATGGAAACTTCAGTCAAGCGGGTTACAACAAGGCTTTAAAGAAGTTGGATGATGTCCAAAACCTAAACGCCATCTTTAATCAAGAAGCCGCCTCACAACTCAAGACTTTGGGAAATGTGGCACGATATACCCAAGCACAGCCCCGTGGTGCGTTTGTCAACAACTCCAACACATTGGTTGGGGCAATGGCAGACAAAGCGGCTTATATGATGGAACAAGGCGCAAATCTTGTTGGCGGTGGAAAAATAGGTATTCCTGTTGGTTCAATAGTCCGCAGTAAAGTTCAGCAATATAAAGCTGGCAAAGAAACTGAAAAAGCCCTTGAAGTAGGCGCTGGCACTAAACAAACAGGTAAGAACAAAATTCAAGATTTGGGGCAATGATGTCTGATATTGATTTGGTCAAATATGGCGTTCTGTGGCAAAAAGTCACATCAATGGAAGAAAAGATTGACAAGATGGAAGCCCAATTAGAAACCTTGGTCGCTTTGGCTAACAAGGGTCGTGGAGGCTTTTGGATGGGTATGGCTTTTGTGTCTGCAATTTCCTCAGTCTTTGGGTATATTTCTAATTATTGGTCAAAATGAAATGGGTTCTTGCGATTGTTTTATTACTGTCGCAAGCATCCTCAACTGAATATCGATGCGTCCGTTGGACATGGACAGGTGATGTTTTCAACCGCAAGGTTGTTTGCCTAGAGTGGAAGAAGGTGGAGCGTAAATGATCATTGACCCCATTACGGCACTAGAAGGGCTACAAAGCGCAATTGCAGTAGTTCGTAAGGCAGCCAAGGTCGCCAACGATTTAGGCGGTTTGGCGGGAGTTGTTGGCAAACTCTTTGATGCTAGAAGCCAAGCTACTAAGGCTATGCTTGAAGCCAAGCGGTCAGGCAATAAATCCAACTTCAGCGTTGCAATGCAAATAGAAAATGCATTGATGGAAACGACAAAGTTGGAAAACCAGCTTCAACTGCTTTATATGCAAACTGGAAATATTGACGTTTGGAACAAGATTAAAGCCCGAGCCGCTGAGATGGATCGAGATGATGCCATTGAAGCCCGTAAAGCCAAAGAAGAAGAAAAACGTCAAAAGGCAATTGAACAAGAGCAAATGGCATGGGCTATTAGTATTGTTGTTCTTGTGATGTTTGCTGGTGCTGTTATTTGGGGTATTAACGAAGTGACAGAACACTGCGCTAAAGTCAGGTGTGGTCGGTGAATGAGTACCAACAACAATTTGAACTATTTTGTAAAGTCTTTGTCAGACTTTGTATTGCGTGGTGGGTGCTTGGATTGTTACGTTTTTTGCCTGACGATTTGTCTAACAAAATTGTGAATAAACTTCTTGGAATGATTGGACTTTAAATGCTTACCTTACTGTCAACCCTTATCAGCTTCCTAATGTCAGGAACACCCAAGTTCTTAGAATTCTTCCAAGATCGTGCCGACAAAAAGCATGAGCTTGATATGGCAAGGATGCAGATTGAGCGTGAATTAGAACTCAAAAAAGCGGGTTTAGAAGCACAAGAGCGCATCGAGGCCATTCATACAGATCAGATTGAGATGCAGACCACTGCCCAGACCACTCAGGCGGTCATAGGAGCGCAACAAGCTGAGATGCAAGCCCTATATGCCCATGACATAGAAATCGGCAAGGGCGCTTCTGTATGGGTCACAAACTTAAGAGCCGCAACCCGTCCACTGTTGACGATGGGGTTTTTCTTGCTTTTAGTTCTAATTGACATTGGTATTTTTATTCACGGCTGGCGCATGGATGCACCATTCAACGACATGGCGAATATGCTTTGGGATGAAGATACTCGCATCATGTTTGCCGCCATCATTACGTTTCACTTTGGTGGTCGGGCTTTTGGTAAGTCATGAAAGTTTCTGACAAAGCCATTCAAATGATCAAGCACCATGAAGGGGTGCGATTTAAGCCATACCAATGCCCAGCTAAGTTGTGGACAGTTGGTGTGGGTCATGTGATCGATCCCAATCATGGCAAGTTAACGATTGAACAACGCAAAGATTTACCCATTCCTGATGGGTGGGACAGAAAATTAAGTGAGGAAGAAGTAAATGGGATTCTTAGACACGACCTTGATCGGTTTGAGCGTGGAGTGGAAAAGTTCTGTCCTGTTGCTCTTACACAAGGGGAGTTTGACTGTCTTGTTAGTTTTAGTTTCAATGTCGGTCTTGGAACACTCCAGCGTTCAACGCTTCGCCAAAAGTTGCTCAGAGGCGATAAAGAAGGCGCTGCTGAAGAACTACTGAAGTATTGCATGGCGGGTGGCAAAGTCTTAAAAGGACTTTTAACCCGTAGGAACGATGAACGGGCATTATTCCTTAGTTAAATTTTGTCTCAGATATTGGCCTGTGGTTCTTATGATCCAACAAGACTGACAAATCCATTTATGCCCCATATCAACCCCGCCCTCTGGTGGTTTGGTTACATCACATTTATTACAAGTTCGTAATCTGTGAACAGGCTGATTGCCGCCTAATTCGATTGGGTACATTGCCACTCTCTTTCACTTCTGCCTGAGTTGGATTTGACTGTCTTGCCTGTGAGTTCAATCAAGCCCATCATTTTCATTTCGTTGAGCCGCCTAGCAACCTGATTACCATCAAGATTGGTATGGGCTGAGATGCCATCCTTGCCTAGTGGCCCGTTTATTTGTAGGCACTCCAAAATTGTCTGATGGTGTTGGGTGGCGGCTTCCTTGATGGAATCTGCTGCCTGAAAAGATGTTAGGGGATCATTTGCCCTAACTCTTGGAAAGTCTGGCATGGCGAAAATTCTCTTAAATGCGTCTTTATAGTCCATGATATTTCCTAAATGGGTGGGGTACTCGCTGCACTGTGTTCGTCCGCAAGCTAAATTGCCACAGCATCCGCTTTCCCCCGTTAATCAGAAGTCGATGTCATCGTCCTTTGGAAAGCCCTTGTTATCGTCTTTGGGCTTTGGAACATTGAGATATGCCCAACCATTCCAACCGCCCTCTGGCAGTGGGATGCTGTCCAACTTGAGCATCGGGCCGTTCTTGGTTTCAATGACTGAGCCAATGTTTTGATAGCGGGATTTTTCCACACCATCTTTGTTTTTGTATTTACCTGAAACAATGGTAATTTCGTAGAGTTTAGACATTTCTTACTTTCATTAGTTTATTGATCTTGTCATCCAGTTCAGCAAGGAATTGGACAATTTCGGCTTCTATTAGTCTGATGAACACTTCATCCCTTGGGACACGTTTTACAAACAACTGAAGTTCAGGTGGCAAACGATTATCGAAACTTACAAAGTCACAATATTTGCGACCTGTACAGGCAAGTTGGAATTGCATCTGCGTAAAATATTTGGATGGCACAGTTTCAGACAACAGCGTGTCAATGTGCGTGGCGGTGTTGGGGCATTTGATCTCAATTAAACCATCATCACCCACCATGCCATCAGGAGAAGCGCCAGCCATTTCAATTGTGGGATGGGGTACAAACCCCACCTCATCAACCAAAACATCCTTGAGCGCCTCATAAGCGGCTCTGGCATAGGCTTCAGTATCAATTCCATGCTGAATGGCAGCGTTTGTGAAACTCTCACCCTTTTGACCCGTCAGGCGTTCACACACCAATTGAGCCATGTAGTTGTCACGGCTGGCGCTGTAACCCGTCTTTGTCTTGGCGATAACGTCAGCCACACGAGATGCGGTGACTTTGCCAATACGAATGGTGAACCATTCTTCTGTGCCTTGATCCATCATTTCTATCATTTTTTCATACTCCTTACAAAATCAGCAAAAATTACAGAAGTCATACCATAAGGCAAGAGGGCTAATTCTTTGGCCACTTCTTCAAGCACCAAGTTGCGCTGTGAGGGTGAGACATAAATGTCGTAGTGGTAAGGCTGACCCTCAATTTCACGCAAGATTTGTTTACCAAGATTGCTTTGTCTTTCTACATCATTGAAGGCTTCATCTTCTTCTTTAGTCCAGTCAGTCATAATTTGTCTTTTCCTCCACATTAAAGTTTTGCTTTCGCTTGGTCTTTGGCTGCGATGACTTTGATCTGCCAGGCTTTGTCACCATCACAAGCCGCATACGCTACTTTGTAGGCAACTTTAAGTTCGTCTTGGGTGGTGGCTTGCTCAATGGCCTTGAACAAGTCTGTCATGCTATCAGGGTCAATGGTTGACTCAGGCTCTATGAAAGAGGGCAAATCATCCCCGTTGTAAATGTATAAACCGAGGCCATGCAAGCTGAGTGCCTTGGTCATGCAACGCATGATTGCGGTGTTCACTTGGAAAGCATCAGGGTTCACGATGGCTTTGTTGCGGTGATCCATTACAGGCAACTGGCAAGTCATTGGCTTGTCAAACATGATGACTGTGACCCACACCATTGCTGTGCCGTTAATGTCCATAAAGCACTTGTCACCAAACATCTCAACCTTAAACGAGGCTTTGGGATCGGCCTTGAGTGCTTCAGCCCATGCCCATGCCCATGACAGATAAGTGAGATTGGCTTTCTTCTCTGTGTGTTCATTGACATTCAGAGTGAGTAAATTTGCGATGCTCATGATTCTTCCTTTAAATAGGCCGTAAGGCGTTTGATTCGGTCGGAGTGATAGTCAGCCATACGCTTTGCGTATTCTTGGGCGCTAAGAGCCTCTAACAGCTTGCGTTGGGCGTTCTCAAGTTCTTTGGCAGCCAACTCTTTTGGTGATGGCAAACGGAAATAATCTTTGACTTGGTTAATCATTCTTCCCTCGCTTTCAACATTGCATCTGCATATTGGTACGATTTGCCTCCAACAAACTCCACTGTTGTTGTGAATCTGTTATCAGCACGAGCAATAATTGCTTGCATAGCTTTAGCCGCAAAGTAGTCACGCAAGGTCATGCCTGAAATATGCATACCAAGTGTCTGCACCCCGTGGTTGTGAAGTGGAAATGCTGGTTGATTCATGATTAACCTCTCCATGCCAGCATTACGCCCCAACCGCCAAAAATGACGATTGCCAAAAAGCACTCAACAATGGTTTGAATAATCTTAGATTTCATTTTGTTCTTTCAGCATACGAGCGTGGTGAATCTTGACTTCAGACATGATGTGATCTGATTCGGATTTGGGCAGATCGTAAGTAATGTCATCACCTTTTTGGTCATAGACAAACACATCGTAGATTTCTGCACAGTTTGGCTCGTGGGGATAATTTCTTTCGGGCGGGTAATAGTCGTACCCGACTGTGACTTTCTCAAGCGTGTCACCATCGTCATAGCTGACGAATTCTTCAAAGTGGTATCGAAGTTTGTAATCAATCATTTGATCTCCTAAATAGACCCCGAGAAGTTCAGGGCATGGATGAATTATCGTCTACATCGGTAGACAAATGCAATGCTATCCCGACAAAAATGTAGGGTTATGTTGTTTTTTCGTCTACTGCCGTAGACAATATAAGGATGTTAAGTAAAGAACAAGCTATCACATTTGCTGGCTCACAGAGTGAGCTTGCCAAGCTATTGGGCATCAGTAGAGGTGCAGTTTGGAAATGGAAAAAGATTCCTACTGGCAGGATTTATCAATTGATGTTGCTCAGACCGCAATGGTTTGAGGTATTAAAGTAGGGACTTTCCCTAATAAATTGCAAAATAACAACAACAAGGGATTTATAAGTGGTGTATACTTTTAATCGTCTGAGTGGCATCAGACGAACGAAGCAAATTACAAACCCCATAGATTTCTGTGCGGTCTTGCCAGACAACTGGCGTACTTTTGATTTGCTTCAATCGTCCGTTGTTGCTCTCGCCAAGAGCCAAGACCGCAGAGTGATTTATGGGGTTTTTTGCTTTTTGGCTGACCGTCAGGGCGCGTTAGCAAATGGTCTGCATGGACTGAACCCAAGAAACACCGACAACAGGACACACCCCCTGACTTGCCGACCAGCGTTGGTTAAGCGACTGGTAAAGGATTGGGTACAACGGTGGAACAAGGCCCAGTCTATAAGTGAATTAACTCGTCAAGCGCACTTGGTCGCTTTTGTTTTTAGTTAGCTAAATTAAGATGAATTATGGAAAACAGAGTGATGGAGAAAGGTGGTATATCCACCCTTGGAGAACCTATGCCTGAATTATTTGAATCAGGGTTTGAAAGATTCTGGAAAGCCTGGCCTGCATCAACAAGAAAGGGTGCAAAGTCAGAATGTAAAAAGAAATGGGAAAAGCATTACTGCGAAACCCAAACCGACCAGATCATCAAACACATTGAATGGTTAAAGACCACAGAGCAATGGCTTAAAGGCAATGGTGCTTTTATTCCCGCCCCTTTGGTCTATCTCAACCAACAACGATGGGATGGCGCAGAAGTGCCTGAAATGAAGCCCAAAACAACAATAGACCCCGCCTTGGCAAAGATTGAAGCTGATAGCAAAAAGGCTGCACCCATGCCTGAATACATAAGGCTAAAAATGGCACAAATGAAAGGTAGGTTATGAATGAGTTGGCTCTTTTCGCAGGCGCTGGTGGAGGAATACTTGGTGGACACCTCCTTGGTTGGAGAACAGTCTGTGCAGTCGAATGGAAGCAATACCCAGCAAGCGTATTGTGCGCCAGACAAAATGACGGGCTTCTCCCGCCTTTCCCGATTTGGGATGATGTACAAACCTTTGACGGAAAACCTTGGCGAGAAATTGTTGATGTTGTATCTGGAGGATTTCCATGCCAAGACATCTCA